TTATGATTGATGTTATCAATCCTTTTCTTGATGCTAATAACTGATCAAAGCCAGCAGCATCAACTGTTGATATATTAAAGTTGACTGTAGCACCGCCCATGCCTTGACCTTTTGTATGATCTATAACTGTTTCATTAGGATGTAGTATAGCTGGGAATCCACCCTTACCATCTACACCGCCAGCTCTAGCACCCATGCCAGTATATCCACCACCATCGGCTGATGGGAATATATTTTCAAAGAAACTGCTGAAACTTGATGTTAGTGGCTTTAATACTGCTTCTTGTATTGCAATTCTCAACAACTGCTCTATTACATAATTAGCAAAATCTTTAAATGCAAGCTTTCCATTTTTTAATGAATCAATAATAGAATCTTCAAATTTTTTCATAGAATCTATACCCAGCTTCCCTAAGGCTTCGTCAGTTACACCTATAGAATTTTTAAATTCCTCCATTCCAACAAGCAGTGGCTTTGTTTTATCATTATCACCACCATTTCCACCAACCAGATCATCCTGTGCATCTTTTGTTTTTTGCAACTTATCAATTACTTTATCTAATGCAGAATTTGTAACTTTAGCCATATCTGCAAATCCTGTTGAAGAGCCCTCGCCCAGAGCAACAATCTCGCCACTTAGCTCCATAATCTTAAGTTTTGAATCAAGTATTTCTTTGTTTAAATCTATAAACAATCCAAACAAACTTTGCCTAACCTTTTGTGTCTCTAGCCCTGCACCAATCAAACTTACTTGAATGTTTTTTAAACCTATGACAATTCCTGTAATGAAATTATTCGTTGAATCTAGAAAACCAGCTATGCCTGAGATAAATCCTTTTGTTGATTCAACTATGCTTACAGCTATCGTTTGACCGAGCTTATCAAAACCACCAACTTCTTTTTTAGTGTCTTTTAAAAATTTAGTTAAATCCGTTGATACATCTTGCAAAACTGGCAAAAAAGCACCAACAAGGTTTTGAGTAATAGCTATGAACTGTCTTTTGATTATATTTAACTGATCATTAAATGCTGCTGCTTTTTTTGTAGTATCTGAACTAATTAATATTCCAAGATTTTCTGCTTGATCAAAAAAATTCTTAAGCTCGGCAGACCCACCCTTTAAAGTGTTGACCAATGCAACACCCTCAGAGTCAAAAAACTTAAATGCTAATCTAACTCTTTCACCTTCAGATGATGTGTTTGCTAAACCATCAGCTACATCAAATAAAATATCTTGTATATTTCTGGCTGAACCATCAGCATTTTTGAATTCTATGCCTAATTGTTGTAATGCTCCTTTTGCTTCTCCTGTTCCCTTAGCAGCTTCAGCAACCCTTCTTATAAATCTTTGCAGACCCATATCAAGAGTTCTGGTCTCAATACCAGTTTGTTCAGCAGCAAATCGCATTTGCTGTAAAAACTCTACACTAACACCTAATTTGGAAGCTGTTTTATCTAAAGCATCTAAAGCATTAACATTTACTTTAGTAAAAACTGCAATAGCACTAGCAGCAGCAGTTGCAGCAAAACCAATACGTCCAACATTTCTAGCTGCTGCAGTTGATTTTGTCGTTACTTTCGTAAGACCTTTACTTATAGAGTTAAAGGCTTTTTTAGTATTATCAATACCTTGAAATACTATATCTAATTTATTTTTTGCCATTATGTTTCTCTTGTAAAACCTCTAAATAAGCCATCCAACCATTAAACTCGCGGATAGTGATCTCCTGTAATTCCGATAAGGTTTTACCAAGTCGATCAGCTAAAGCATATTGAGCAAAGAGCTCACTATCCTCTAAGAGTTTTTTCTTTGATCCTCCACAGAAGGAGAATCCATTATATCGGTTGCTATCCTTACTAAGACTTCTCGATCAACGTTATGCAAAAGTGACATTTTGTCACTTAATTCAAACATTTTGTCACCATTATCGTCTAAAGCTTTATAAATTAATACATAAGCCATCATTGTTAAATCATCTTCTTTACTCATTTTGTAAAGTTTAGATGTTTCTGCAAGAGTTAATGGTTTAGCAAATATTTTTAACGGTTGACCGTTGTCATCTGCCCATTCAGGTACTTCAATCACTTTTATCTCTTTTGATTCAAAGTGATTTTTAGCTCTATCTATTGGTTTCATTAAACAGTAGATTCAGTTAATGCTCCGTTCCCTTGAACAGAAATAGATGCTTCTACCATACCATCAAACGAACCAGTTCTTGTTACACCTGTTACGATAGCACTACCTGAGTAATAAGTATCGCCAGCTGTATCACCTTCTGGATAAAAGTTTAATGTTACTTCAGAACCAACATCTAAAGCTCCTTGACCACTTGTATCTGTTTCATCCCAGAATACATCAATAGATCCTGAAAACTGAGTTAAAGAAGGTTTATAAGTACGTGCGCTATCGCCCATACTTGTATCTTCAATTGTGTCAGCACTTTCTTCTATTGAATATGATCTAATTTCAGCTATAGCATTAGAACCGACTTTAACGGTGCCTTCGCTTCCTTTATGAGTCGCCATTTTCAATTACCTCGTCTTTCGACTTTTTAGAAGAAGATTTAATTGATTGGGCTGCTTCTTCTTTCCAACCCTTATTCAATAAAGACTCAACCTTAGAAGGGTGAGCATCTATAGAAACTTTTCCGTCTGGACTAATCATTTTCATAATTATCTCCTATGCTGCTACATCAGGACTAGATTGAGCAGTACAATATTCAACTATAAAATTCATTGTACATACACCAATTGGTTTTTCACCTTCTCCTGTGTAAGTTATTTCTGTAGATTCTAAATATGTATCTTTAGCTAAACCATCTAGTGTTGTATCGGCAGCTAAAGCAGACTCTACTTCTTTTGTAATAGTATCTATAGTGTCATCACTATTAGATACGCTTTTTACATACGCCTCTACGGCTAATGTTAGTTCTCTATTCATAAGTCTGTTTGTACCAATAACAACAGGCTCAGAATCTTCTGACTTTGTATAAATTATAATTGCAGGCAAATTAGCATTTTCTAAAGGGTAAACTCTAGATTGAAATACATTAGAAGATGTTGTAGTTAAACCGGTAAGAGTTGTTGCAACTCTTTCTCGTATTTGTTGTCTAATATGATTTGCCATTATTGTTCTTCTAATATAAGTTTTATGATTCCTGTTCTATCATTTTCTATATTTACTATTTTATAACTTGTTTGAGCTTTTAATACATTTCCATCTAGATCTTTATAAGCATTAACAACCAAATCATCTCCTGTTGCAACATTTTGTACATCATCAAAATATACATAAGCTACAGGTGTATATGATTCTATACTGACTTCTCCGTCAATAATATCATTATATTCTTCATCTCTTATGACTTTAATTGTTTTTGATGTACCACCGAAAGGTGTATATGTTGCTGTAATTGCGTGGCCAAAATCACTATCAAAATAACCAGCAAAATCTTCGTCAAATTCTATATTCCAATCACTCATTCTTCTTCTAGTAATAAAGTAACAAAACCTACGTTATCTTTTTGAACATTTATAATTTTATAACTTGTTTCTGGAGCGATAACTTTTCCAAGTTTTGTTGTAATTGGATTCACTATTAATCTATCAGCATGTGAAATATAAGGAGCATCTGTAGATTTTATATATGCCACAGGTTGATATGCATTAATATCAACAGACCCACCAGGTATACCAAAATAAGCTTGATCTAATATAAATTTGATATTCTCAGCATTGCCTGAATCAATGTCATACCAAGTATCTATAAGACCTAGTCTATCATCCCATAAAGATTGTTGTACTTCAAAGAAAGTACCTGTTACTCCGTGTCCCGAGGTAGAAACATATGCATTAAAATCTGCCTGGGACTCTAATGCCATTATTTCTTAGCAGTTCTTTTGCTAACCTTTGGAGCTTCAGATTTTTCTAATCCTATGCTTCGATCTTTTTGTTCTGATTTTTTTTCAACATGTACACTTGCTTTGTTATAGCCAATTAAAATATTACCTTCTTGTTGGTTTAACTCAACAACATCGCCTACACGTACTTTTTTACCGTTTGCTACGGTATCAACCAATATTAAATATTTCATTTTTTTAAGCATGGGGGCATTACTGCCCCAATTCCAACTTAGCATCAGTTAATTAGTCTGATGATTTACAGAAGCTAACTGCGTGGCGAACCGCACAATCAACAGTTTGTAAAGCAACAATTCTAATTGTTCCTGATTTTGAGTTTGAGTAAGGATCAACTAAGATGTCCAAACCACCATACATACCAATTAATAGGTCTGCAAAGTTACCGAAGTAGTAATCACCGGCAGTAACTTGATTTGATTTAACAACATTATATCCGTTGACATTACCACCTGGCTCAACAATAAATTGAGCTGTGTTAGTAGCTTTTTCAACAGTTTTTAAGTTGCCATAATCAGCTGGTCTCATAATATAACTTAAAGAACCAAGTAGCGCATTATCATTTGCTACTGCAGATTCCATAGCGACAAGCTCAGCCCATGTTGGGACAGCTGCAGCAAAAGTTGTTGTATTGATTCCAGATGTATTAGCAATACCTGTAGGTTGGCCTGAAGTTCCTGAACCAGCTAATGCACCAAGGTCAATAGAAGTAGCTATTGATCTTGTTAAATCATCTCTAATTAGATTTTCAACATCTAAAGATGATTGCATAAGCATAAGTCTTGAAGCTTCTGTATGAGCACCAACAGTTTTAGGGCTCATAGTAACTTGACCTACTGTAAATTCACTTTCAGCAGAATCTCCGCGTTCAGTTGCAATCCATCCTGGGCTTGAAGTACCAGTTTTCTTAGGTATGACAACATCGCCTTTTAAGCCTTGTAGCATGGTTGCGCCAGCTCTCATGACTGATGATTCATTTCTAAGAACGTCGATGAAATCTTGACCTCTGAAGTCTTCAGCAATTAAAGCTGAATCATCTGAAGTGTTAATATCACGTTTCCAGTTTCCTAGAACTTCTGGTGGAAGCATAACACCTTGTGATGTTGTGCCATATCTTTTAGCAGCTTCAGCTGAACATTCGAAT